ATGCCATAATTTCTTATCTGATAAATCCCACTCAAGAGTTGCTCCGCATAATGGACACTTTTCATCAATCTTCTTATTGTTTAGTATCTGTGTTAGCTTGTTCTCGCTGATAGCACCAGCCTGTATAGCTTCCCATTCCTTATCAGTTATATCTATAGAAGTTCTCTTAGCTCCTACAGAATTGCGGGCTTTCGATAGAGCCTGCTGACTCGCCTTCTTAATTTCAGCCTTTGTCATATCTGGGTTGTCTCTTTTCTTAGATTGAACCTCTGCATTGGCAATAGTCTGGGCTTGTCTTTCACGAGGGGCGTTCATTAAAGCAACATTTAATTTTCCCATAAGGGAGTCTACTTCAGACTGATAGGTTGCTTTTGCAGAAGCAGAATAGGCAATCTTTCCAGTATTAACCATTTCTCTTCTTGCTTGATTTGCTAAAGACTTCATAGAATTTGCATATTTTGCATACGCTTCTTCTTGTGGGGTGCCGGATGATAATTCTCTTGCATCCTTAACTTCAGCCATCTTTGTACTCTTCTGAGTACGAATTTTTATTTTTCCATCTTTGTCAGTGTATGTCTCTTTAACTTCTTTGTAACTTAGAGAACCATCTTCATTGATAGTAGGGCTTCCTTTTCTCTTTAATACAGAAGTTTCAGATTTTGCTCTTGAGATAAGAGTAGACGCGCCTTCATGATAGTGACCATTTGAATCTGTTGTGCCTTGGTATTTCTTCTTCAAAGTTGCAATGTCGTTATCAATTTCACTCTGCTTATAGTCAAGCTTGTGCTTTTGAGCGTCAATAACAACCATACTATGACGAACAGCTTTTGCTAATTCTGGTTCAGTAGCACCCTTCAAAGTCATATCTGTAATAAGGTTAGAAATCTTACCCATTTCAGTCTGAGTATTTGTCATCCTTTGGTATGTTCTACCATTTCTGGTGTAGTATTCTTTTCCTTTAGAATCTACTTTTACAGGTTTACTAGAATCTGGACCATATGCATCCTTTGTATCAAAATCCTCTAATCCTTTTAAAGAATGTGTAGAAGTAATTTTTACTTTGCTCTTTGAAGAATTACAAGGTATTACCATTACGGTATCACCATCAAAGTCAGCTCCGGACAATCTATCGGCATTCTTTTTATTAATACCAATGGCATCAGCCGGAGTATTACCAAGAACACTCTTTCCTTCAGCTAACTTATTATTTACTTTCAAAATTGGTATCTCGAAAGTTCCTCCATGAGGATAACGAATTAAGGCAACTGTTTCACCATCTTTATAGTTTGGTGCATAAACCTCATTATCTTTAATGGTTGTCAATGGAAGTATTACCTGATATTTCTGTCTTGGTAATGCCGCAGCCTGCAAATGTACAGCAGCTGAATCACAATCATCAGCAAAAGATTTCAATAAAGTTTTCTTTACTGTAGGATTGGTTAATGAACAAATCTCATCAAATTCAGATTGCTTATCTGCCGTTGCTAGACCCAACTGTTTTTTAATAAGAGATAGACTCTGTTTTGATAAGAACTGAGATGGAAGTGTTTTACTCCATTCGCCCCAATCTCCTTCTTCGGCTCTCTTATTGATTAAAGACAAACTCTGTTTCTTTCCAGTTACGGGGTCTGTATACTTTCGCACATAGTAATAAGCTATTGAAGTTAAGGATTTTCCACTTCCAACACCACCACATAAAATGCAACCTGTTTTCATCCTTTTTATTGCATCTAATTGATAGTTTCTTAATGTAACACCTGCCATTTATTTACCCTCAATGACAAAACCATCCTCAACTTCAACTTCGTATCCAGCACCTATGAGATTTGCTTTAGGTCCGCACAGAAGCAATTTTGTACCGATTTCTTCATCTGATAATTTCTGATATTCAGAATAATATCGTATTATGGAATCCTGCACAGGTTTCGTTACACAAATCTTTGTGCAATCAAATGTGCTCTTTTCTGTAACTTCTATATTGCATATCTCGGCTACATAACCATAAAAAGCTACCAGTCCCTGCTCGCACTTTTTCTGAGAAATTGAATATTTCTTTTTCATATGGTGTCATCCTTTCTTTGTTATTAAAATCTTCTAATCACCCAAATATTCGAAAAGTACATAGGTGTATACCAGTATTTGCTCTTATCGTCATCCGTGGTCATCGGATCTGTTATAGAATTTCCAACTTTTATATAACCAGCTACACCAAGTAAAGAAATTTGTATATAGCACATAAGAGCAACTGTTTCATCAATATCCTGTCCGACAACTAGTAAATGTCTTTGAAAGTTCATCGATGGCATTGCTTTTTCCATCTTTCTTTTAATAGTATTAATAGCAGCTATAAGGGTTGCTCCTGCTCCACAGCATTCATCGGCAAGAGAAATATAACCTTGCTTTTCCAACTTATCTTGAAGATTATTATCTAAATCGCTAGTAACAACATCTGCCATCAACTGACAAACTGAATATGGTGTGAAGAACTGACCGGCTGAATTGTTACCAAGTCCTAAATCCATAAACATTTTCCCTAAGAAATCCTGTTCTGGATTAGCATCCAAAGCCATCGTTGTATATGCAGCCAGTTTAGGAAATATCATCTGTTCGTCCTTACTGTATTTATGAATGATACTCAAATATCTTTCCTCTCTGTCTTTATAATGAAATTTATCAAGAGGATTTGATATTGCACAAGCAAACATGATCACAAAATCTCTCCAAACATCAAATGGTCTATGAGTTCTTGTCAGTTTATTAAACTCATTCAGAAAGTCTTTTGAATATGTCCAAACCGGCATTTTTTCTGTTTTTATTTCTACTTTTTGTTTTGGTTCAACCGTTTTCTTCTTATCAATGTTCGACAAATCAATTGTCGGTTCCCATTGTTCCCATTTCTTTGTGACTTTCTTAACCGGTGGCTTCGGTTTTTTCTTAAAGAACATATGCGTCTCCTTTCAAAATATAATCACCATCTAAAAGTCTCAGATGAAATATCATCTCCTGAATAATTAAAATAATCACCATCAGCAATATTAGATAGTGCCTGCAAATCATCAATATTATTACTTTTTTCTACAAGCTGTCGTGAAATGTACATTACAGCCTTTTCTAATTTCTGTAATGCACTGATTGCATTGCTGATTTCTTCTTTTACTATTCGGTCTTCAATCTTGTCAGTTTCGCCCATGATTATCTCCTTTCAAAATATAAATGGGTGCCAACCATAATTAGCTGACACCCGCAGATTTTAATGGAATGGAACCTCGTCCTCTACCGGAGCTTCTTCTCTTGCATATTTTTCAGCAAACTCATCCTCTTCGATAGTTACATACATCGTCTTAACATATGCCTTAATTCCAGTCTTTCCATTTACTTCCCAGGAATATGGTCTAATTACCAAATCAACATTACTGATTTCAGCGAAATCTAATGTGCTGATAGAATCCTCATCTAATTCAGTAGTTGTTCTTCTAGTAACCATATAAATCTTTGGTGGAATGTTCTTGTAACTTACAGCGACCTGAATATAATGCTTTGGCTCATCTCCCTCATCTCTAGGCTCAAGAATTCTTACATTCCATCCATCATTTGATAACTGCTCAACATCCATGTCATCTTCGATAAGTACGCAGAAGTTTCTGTCTCCAGCACGATTGTACTTAGACTCTTCCCCTCTGAAGTTTCTAAACATAATGTGAGCCCCTTCAATTTTAATGTTTCCTACTGCTTTATTAGCCATGATAAAAATCTCCTTTAATTGTTATTTAGTTTCTACAGGTGGATTCATCACCTGACTTGAAATCACTTCTGAAATATCATAATTTTTTTCACAATCCATATGATATGCGTCATCATTGAAGTGCGGACAGTCAAAGCAAGTTGCGTATTTAGCATCTCCGCAAGGCATAAGCTTTGGTGTATTCTGCTTCTTCTCCGTTATAAATGGGTCATCCGACACAAACATTTCAAAATCACCATATTGAGAAATAGTATCTACTGCCTCATTCACAAGTTTGTCATAGTAAGACCTGTCAATGTCATCAACTTTATCAAGTTCTCTGACCATCTCAGATTCCAGCCATCTATATCCCTTTGTACCTGTTGCGGCATAATATTTACCGTCTTTCTCACGCATAAGTAATCCACCACCGCATCCGTCTTTAATCGGACAGAACTGTCCAACTTTTCCGATAAATCGATAATTGTGTCCCTCTGCAATAAGCGGATTTAATTTCTGGCAGGTGCTTTCAAATGTTGTATCTGATAGCAGCCCTTTTTTGAAATCGCTTTCAGCTTTACTAAATTCTTTTTCATATTGAGACACATCCGGTAAGTCCTCATTTAAGTCCAAATATAAAGAACCGCTTACAGACTTCGTTTCACACATATCCTCGAATTTAATATCCTCTTTACTAAAGAGACACTTAAATACATAAGGAATCTGAAACTGAGTTCCTGTAGCGGTCCATGTTCCTGGTTTTTCCGGATCATCGTCAGCCAATTTTGCAACATATACAGCATTGTTGACCAAGCAAATCCTGTCAAATATATGCTCTACCTCGAAATCATATCCGTGACGTTTGCCATACTTACAAATGAAATCAAGAATATAATCATCCGGATTTTCAATCTTAATAGAGTCCGTCTTAATGTGAATTACTTTGTATCCCTGTGTTTCAACTTCATGTCTAAGGTCAATCATAAACAAAGCTCCTCGCTTTGCTACAATATTATCCTTATTCCTTGAGTCTCTGAAGGCATTCATAAATCCTGCGGCTGTTAATCCGTACACAGAATTAATCGCAATCTTCAATGCTTGAGCCAGTGCCTTTGCCTTACCTGTATCATCAAGATATTTGGCTAATGCACCTTCAAACATATCTCGTACCATATCGAAATCACCATGCTTAATATAGATACGAATGTCCAAAATATCTTTGAACCTCTTTGTGAAATCTGGTCCAAATAAGCACTCTGATATAGCTGAGTTAGGATGCATCGAACCAACATCTTCTGTTTCTGAACGTCCGTACATTCCAGGAGCCGCCCATACTTCTCCGCCTTCTCCAACTTCCTCACCTCTGTAAAGGGATTTTCCGTTCTCGAATCTATAGTCTGGGAAATATGGTAATAAACTATCACCTTTGGGTCCGTGGAATGGCTCAGCCATCATCTCCGGTTTTGCCTCTTTTAAGAATGCTAACACATCATCTGGTAATTCCGTAACCGGCTCAGACAAATCTCTATACATAAATTCACTCTGAGGATTACGGTTCTTTCCAAATATAAATTTTGTAGTCAAACTATTGGTAGTATCATTTACTGAACCATTAGCTAACTCTGCCAAAATCTCTCTGGCAACGAAATCACCAAGATTTGCTTTGTATGTAGCCTCTGTGGCGATAACATCATCATCACAATATTCAGCTACTTTTGTCCAAAGTTCTTCTGGAACAGGCTGGTCCCAAGGAAGTCCAAGCTCGTGATGCTTTATCTTTTTACATAATGCTCTGACTTCATCGTCCATCTTCGAATGCGGATCATTAGCCATGTTACTCAGCTCAATTTCCCACTTCTTAAGAGATTGCTTCTTTGAACAGAAATCATATACATCTGTGAATGAAATATTGTAGGCTTCTCCGAAGAAACAATTTGGACTGTTATTAATAATCTTTTGTGATAAGTTAAACAGTTGTTCGTTTGTATATCCCATCAATCTGGCGTACATAATATGATTATCATATCGTCGACAGTTAAATCCGACCAATCTAAGCTGTATTAATTCCTCAATTTCGCTTGGGGTCGGATTAATCATTCTAACAACAGGCTTTCCCTCGCCCTCGATTTTCCAGTTGACCAGAAACAGGTTCGGAAATACCTCAATATCATAGAATACAAGCTTTGCATCATCATTCTTTACAGCATTTGAATTTTCTTCCGATTTAAACTGCATCTTGTTGACGAGCTTAATACAATACTCTGCCTGATGAGAGCTGTTCGCTGCAAATGCTAATACCGCATTTCGCATATCTGTTACATCATATTTGAGTTCACTACTATGAGCATCCTCCAATATTTTGTATATGAAATCGATACTTGGCTTAGTTCCTGGGTGGATTTCCTTATTGAGATTTCTCTTTATAAGTGTCCTAAGTCCTTTCTCGCTTTTTATGGCATCAAAATTTACCATTTTGTCTTCTCCTTTCATTGGTAACCCAGAGGATATAGTAGCTATTGGTAAATCGTTGCATTTCGTTAGTTTTCTTCTTAACGAACTTTTACCTGTAAATACCTTTACCTCTATATGGTCATCGTAGATTCTGCTTAGCTGAGAAGGGTCTCCAGAATATAAATAATGGAGATGTATCCCTTGACCACTTTTACTCAACTCTGCATAAGTCGGTGGCAACTTACTGGCGGCTTCCAAATTCTTTTCGAAAGATTTATTTCCCGTTTCATCTGGAATATCAAAATCTACAACAATGTGATTTTCTGGAACTTTCACATAATGAATTTGTGAGGTATCCAGAGCAGATAATTTTGTTTTTACTTTTTCCCATTTCTGCTGTGGGGTTTCATTTTGCGAAGCATATTGTGCTAGACAATCCGCACATACAGAATCAAATATTGACTCCTGTTCTTTGAACTCTATCTGATAAGTTTTTGGTGTCTCTTTTTTCTTTGTTTGAGTATCACTTTCAAACTTATCTGTTCTGAATCCTATGTAATAGCTTCGTACTCTTGAACCATCATCAAAATTAAATCTCTCTTGGAAATCCTTGAAATAGTTTTTCAATTCTTCCTGGAATGCTCTTCTCGATAACGGATAACCAACTTTCGCTTCATCGCAGTAATTCTTATACATATCATATTTCAGTTCCTTATCAACCTGCTCTCCAAATCTTTCAACAACACGATTACGATATTCTTTGAAAGACTTATCGACAGTTGCGTATGCTGCAGCCAAAGCTACATTTCTCTTTCTGAGAATATTATTAGATGCCACAATACTTGTAAGTGATAATGCACCTAATGCAATAGCCGGAGCATATAACTTAACAAGCTTTACTCCAGTCTGTGCGTAAATGATAGTCAAATCTTTCTTTGCATCTTCCTGTGAATAGTCCGCTTTGATTTCCTCGTTTTCAGAGCATTCATGCACAGCATCCACATCTTTTTTATGCTCTTCTAATACCGTACTTAATTTTGTTGTCGCTTTACAAGCCATTACTGCACTTGCAACTGTTCCAACAACACCAGCTACGATAAGAATTTCTGGGCTATGCTTTTTTACTTTAATAGTTGCTGTATTTACAACGGTTGTTACTTTTGCAATGATTTCATTTTTTTTCATGATTATTTGTTCTCCTCTTCTAAAAGTTTTACATGATCAATGAGATGCTCTAAATACCATCTCGCTTTTTCTAAGTCCTGTATGCCGTTCTTATTTTTCCAACGGCACATATATTTGAGTACATTTCCAGTGTCAATAGCTTCAATGCCTTTCAAATCAAATGTAAATGCCTCAATAACATCAATTACCTCTAATCCAGTTTCACTCTGATAATGAGCTGGATGTGATACCATGACATCTTTTGACTCGTACATAATCTGCCTCCTAATCTATTGGGTTTGCTCTTGGGAACTTGATAGTATATCCATCCCTAGTATTAACAACTCTTGCATTTCTGATATTATCAGTCCAGCCGTAGTTATTTCCTGTCCACGGACCGTCAATACCAACCAAATCGAAATAATCCGCAACACTTACAATTCTGTAACTTGCAACGATTTCGTCCATAGCAGCTAATACATTTTCCGCTTCAGTTCTGGTGTTAAAGTAAATATCATCGAAATCGCAACCGCCAATAGAACTCTGTGCATTGTAATTTCTTCTGCCGTTCTGTGCTGGGTCTTCGTAATACTTACGATAAGATACTTTACTTGCCGTAGATCTTCTGCCTCCAGAACCCTTAACTCCAAGAACTGCTTTAACGGCATCAAGAATAATATCCTTTACGGCAGGCACAACGATATCCTCAAAAATGTAGCTTTTTACGTTATCTACATCTTCCGGAACAAATATCCCTGCAAGTTTATTAATTCCGCTCTTTTTCTTTGTCTTAACAGAACCGGATACAATTTTTTCTACCTTCTTTTCTGGTAGTTCAGCTTTCGCTCGTTCTCTCGATTTATGTGAGTTGGACTTGTATTCTTCCATCCTTTTCCTCCTAATTGATAACCATTAATTCCCCAGGCAAAGTAATTTTCGATGCTGGCATACGGTTATTATTTTTCTTAAACTGATACGCTAAATTACTCTTTGCTTTCTTTTCAGATGCTGCGTATGTAGACCCCGCCCAATTATTAGCAATACACTTGCCGAATTCCATAACTGGACCATTATAAGCATACTGGTTCATAACAATACCTCCACAATAAAAAATAAGAGAGAAAGCACCTTGTTATAGGTACTCTCCCTCTCTCCTGTCAGAATAATAATTCTTTAATTTTCAGAATCATTCTCATCAACTGTTTCAGTGTTTTCATCTTCAATTGAGTTCCCATTCTCGACAACACGAAACCCTTTACGCGCTTTCATTTCCTTCAGTTTACTAACTGCTGGTGCTACTACGAACTTGTAAGCTAAACCGCCTGCAATCATAGCCACACCGATAGTTGCTACCTTACTGAATCCTCCTTTGGAAGCTGTCTTTACGATTTCCTCTGTTGTGTCCATAACCTCTTCGTTGTTCATGATTTCATTTGTTTCCATAATGTTAATCTCCTTTCAGATTAAAAATTTGTTATTCTTTCCATAATAGTGGCTGTAATTTTTGCGAACCTACATCAAGTTTCTATAGTCATATCTAGGTCCACATCCGTAATCTATTACAAATACAGGTTCATCGTTATCATTAAGCTGTGAACTAAAACGAAGGTCTATATATCCTTCTCTGTCAATATTCCATCCAATATCTTCGCCGATTTTAATAGATGGTAAACCAATCTCGTAATAGAATTCATTAAGAGAAATATACATTTCATCTCGCATTCTTCTATTCAAGTCATTCTCAGCTTTTTTAATCTTGTCAATTTTTGATTTGAAATAGCGTCCGGATAATACATCGTAGCAAAGAGTCTCGCCATCCCCGACAAATATAATTTCGCTTTCTTTTGCCGGATGTGCATCGATTTTCTCTTTTGCAACGGCATCTCTGATAGTCTGCTCTTTTTTTTCTCCAATCGTTTCAACAACTTTGTTCTGATATTCCTTGAGTGATGTTTCAGCTATAGAATATGCCGTAGCCAGTGCGGCATTTCTTCTGACATTTACTGAACTTGCTCCAATCAGACAAGCAATAGATAAACTACCTGTTATAGCTACTGGAATATAACATTTCCAACAAATTTTAATAGCATCAATATTTGATATCTTTTCCGAAGTGAATTGCTCTTGAATACCATTTTCCATATCTATTTTTCTATAGTCTTCTTCTTTTTTTAACAATTCCAATGCCTTCGGTGTTGCTCTTACAGCCATCACAGTTGTTGTTACCATTCCGGCAATACCTATTCCGGTCAATATTTCCGGACTGTGTTTTATGGTTGATTTTTTCACTGCATTATATGCCGCTTTAATATTGGGTTTATGCATTTTTTTTACTTCCTTTCCTATAGATTACCCCGCCCACAAGGGGAGGGGATTTTTACTTAACCAACCAGATTTCCGGACGAACCCCAACAGAGCCCGAAGCGGAGTTGCAGGCCGTAGAGCCATTGCCGTGCACACGAGCGAAATCAGCCGCAGAAAATTCTTTCTTGGTAGCATTACGGAGCCATCCGCACTCACACTCATTGTTATAATAAGCAACTCGATTGCGTCTCCGCTTCATAAGTGGAAGCTGTTTGTCATTATCAGCCTCAAAGTAATTTCTATTCCACTCGTCGTCCCAGCCAAACATCTCACCTACTGTCGGAATAGTTACATCAGTAAGTCTTGCTCTAATTGAATAAGGTAATGCCTTTACGAACTCTGTATGTAACCATTTATTCAAATCAGAGTCTTCAAATCCGCCCTTATTTGTGTCTGACTCATTCATAGGTCTCTCAGCTACATAATCATCGAAAATAAGCATAACCTTATCGTCTGTAACCTTGTGTACTGTTGCTGCAAATTCTCCCAATCCATCCAACTTAATTGTTGTCTTATCTCCTACCTCAGCATCTTTTAAGTCGGACTTTGCAGGTACTCCGAATAATGAATTAATAAATTCTTTAATTGCAAGTTCATCATTAATGCAATACGCTCTCATAGCTTCTTTTGACTCTTTATCAGCAGTCATTTCAATATACTTTCTGTACATTCTTTCTACTGTAGGTGTGTCAATCCCTCTTGTTGATAATCCAATAATTTCTTCTCCTAATGTCATTTCTCTTTTACACATAATGTTAATCTCCTTTCAAAATATCGCTTTATGCGATTAATAAATCAATGATCCATCGTGTCATATCTTTAGCACACGAAAATAAAAAACTGTTGTTGATGTTTTTGCAGGCGTACTCATCCATTAACTCTTCAAAATTTTCAAGAGTTATCAATGGCGGAATATCCCTGTTGTTATTCAATCGTGTCAACAACTCTTTTGCCGCCCATATAGAGTAACTATTGCTGACAAAACTATCGCTATACCACCAATCAACTCTATTTTTTCTTGATTGCTTTAGACAATATTCAGTAATTTCAATAGCTGTATCTATTGATGACATACTTAACCTCCATAAAACAAAAGAGTCCTTGTTTTAGGACTCCTTCGCATCTGCGTCTCTTTTAGCAAGAGCTTCATTAACTTTCTTATCAATCTGCTCATTCATCTTCTGCTCATCAGCCCAATCGTTAATAAGATTTGCTCCTAATCCGATTACCGTTGCAGCAAGACCAATGATTCTAATAATTTTACTATTCATAGCCCGTTGCCTCCTTTCCATAATAGTGGCTGTAAATTATGCGAATGGGTCATCGTTAATACTAGGCGAAAATGCCATGTCAATAACATACACTTCAAGTCCGTCATCTAAAACTGTTTTATGATGATTAAAGTCAATCCAGTCTATTCCGTCTGACCAATACCAACCGAGTTCATCCCCGCAATCAATGTGCTCTATTCCTAAAAAATCGTAAAAATCATTTACACAGATATCACCTCCTAAATGCCAGTTTCGATTTAAGTGATACTCTGCTTCTAACACTTGCGGTACGGTGCTTTCAAAATATCTTTTTGAAAAAGTATCATAAAATAATCTAATATCTTCTGGGTTACGCTCGCCAAACGATAATGACGATGTACCAAAAAAGTTACCAGAAGATATATACACATCTTCAGCTTTTTCGGCTGCAATAGAGTCAATTATTTTCTGATGTGCTTCCTCTCCATACAATTCCTTGAGTTTTTCTTTATACTCATTGTAAGATTTGTTAATCAGCGCATATGCACTTGATAAAGATGCCTGTTGATGTCGGTTTAATACATTTGCACCAACAATACAAATGATTGTAGAAACTCCTATAACTGTTGACGGAATATAATAAACCCACGCAGACTTAATAGCTTCTGTTTTGCTATATCCGCATGGGTCGCCATCGTGATTAATCAAGCTGTCTTTCCTGATCTTTTCAATTGCTTTAGGTGTTGCTCTTACAGCTGACACAGTAGTAGCTACAACGCCAGCAACTCCAAGACAGGTTAAAACTGTTGGTGAGCCTCTTTTCAGTCGTACAACTGATTTGTTAATGAGTTGATTGATTTTTGGTTTCATAGTGGTTGTCTCCTTCCTTTATTCCATAGCTCGTAAAATATCCAGCACATTATCTGCCAGATTTATTGCTATTGAAAACATTAGTTGTGTGTCTTGTCTCATATGATAATATTTACTCATCATACATTTGAAACATCCAACGATTTCTTCAATTTCTGCTATTGACGCATTGTTTTTTGGATATAATTCAGATGATACATATTCCAGTAATTCATTTACTGACCATATGGAATAGCTAGATTGCATAAATTCCTTACGATGACCGAAGATCGCCGGAAATGATACATCCATCTGATATGTATCACTCAATATCAGCTCAAGCTGCTCAATAGACATATGAACTCTCCTTTCCAGAAAAATAAAAGAGAAATAGAATGGATTCGAACCATCGACCCCTGGTACAGTATATTGACCAGTGCTCTACCAACTGAGCTACTATTCCTCTCATAATATGCTTTGTAAATTTTGCGAAGTAAAAGAAAAGAGTCGCCATAAGCGACCCTAATCGTCAGTTCAAACCAATACTTTTCAGTATGTTTATAAGCTCGTCCTTTCCGATTTCAGCATCTACATCGACATGAAGATGTGTCTTTCCGTCCGCAATAGTTGTAGTGACCTCATTTAACTGAATATCAATATCGTATCCAGTTTTCTTGTGTATCACCATTTTTAATGCTTTTGAAATAATTCCTCTTGTAAATTTAGATACTATTTTCATTTCGTCCATGCTCCTTTTACTCCTTTCAAAGCTTTAGTTTCTCATAAAAGGAACTGTAAATTTCGCTAAATATTACGTCTGTCAAAGCAGGTTTCCCATCTTTGCCTCTGTATTGGTTTCATTTTCAACGCCCACATAATTTGTCTAATGCTTACCGTTGGATACAATCCGTCCGTACACTCTCCTGCTCGTTCATCAAAAAAATTTTTGAACTTAGGATGCAAATATAAAGAATCTGTCAACCAGGAATCAACCTCTGTCCAATATGTAGTCTTTGTATCTGGATTAAATCTTTGCTGAATAACTGCCAAACCTTTATCACCAATTGTAAATAATGTGCATCTGTCATACACAGGATGATTGCATACATACAATTTTCCATACATAGAAAGATAAATATCTGGTTTTTTATAATGGTATCTCATCTCTATTCTCCGTAAAAAGAAAAGAGCCTTAGATTTCTCTAAGACCCTCTCCTCTAGCTTATTGCGTTTTTAATTTTCTTCTTCGGACTCATCCGCGGCAATACCCAGAACTTCCTCTCTAGTCGGATATAAATTCTCGTACTTTTCATCTCCTTCACAGCCATATTCCTCTAAATCAATGCTGTGACCACAATGAGGACACACTAATGTGTCTTCCCATTCGTCTTCAAATTCCATTAATCCTCCGCACTCAGAGCAGATATATTCTCCGTCTGTCATTGCCTTTCTCTGTTTTTCATTAAAAATACTCATGCTAAATATCTCCTTTCAAAATTGACCTGCTCATATACTCATATGTCTAGTATACAAACTGGTGTTAATCTGTTCAAGAGATAAAGCTTTATTCTCTCATAAAGAGCAATGTATTTTTCACGTAAAAAGAAAAGGAGATGCATATAGAATTCCACATCTCCTAAAAGTACCATTACCATTCAGCAGTAATTATTCTGCATTCCTTGCAATAATAAACTGACAGCTTGATATCAGCCTTTACGTCTTTATCCATATGGTACTCAAATGTTGCCGTACGATTGTTTTCATTCGTTACTAACATACTTTGAACCGCTGGATTCTCTCCATCATCAAAGTTGTCCATAACGGTAACCAATCTCTTATGCAAATATTCGTTCTCATTGAATATGACGGTAAAATGCCATAAGCTTTCGTCATCACCACAAGGAATACTTAATGTAGTCTGATTTGTAGTAATTGGTACCTCCACATAGATTTTGTTCATCTAATTTTACCTCCTTTCCTATTTTCTCATAAGAGGAAATGCTGTAGTTGCGTAGTAAAAAAAGTAAGAGGACATGCGTTATACACGTCCCCTTGCCATAAAATCATTATTTCTTTGTCGGTTTAAAACGATTGATCAAACCTGTAAATGTCTTTGAGGTATATGTTCCTGTTTCTTCAAACTTAAATCCTTTCCTCATCCAAATTCCATAGAATATCAATGGCACCATTAATTCTGCCGCTGCTACACCTACTCTGAAATATCGCTCCTTAACCTGCTCTTCAAGCTGCTTCTGTTTCAGTTCATCGTCTTTAGTGTTGGCTTCTCCTTCCATCACACGACGGTCATACTTCTCATCCGCATCCCATTCGCTCTTGTTCTCCTCGATTCTCAGCTTGTACAGCTTTGCCAAATCATCAATAGCACTCGATTTTTCGTCAGAACCTGTTTTGAGTTCAGATAAGTTCTGAATCTCCGTTGCAATTTCCTCGTTCAATAAATCTTTAATATTTGGTTCGCTCATTTTGTGAAACCTCCTTTTAATAATTTCTTTCATAATAGAAAGTGTTATTTGTGCGAAATGTAATTTTTAATTTTCACACGTAAACGTACAGACTGTTTCTTATAGATATCATTCATACCGCCTGGATCTAATTCAAGAAATAAATAAGGCTCGCTATCCGGGTCAGATTGATCAACCCTAAGCGAACCTATTGGCTTATCCTTAAATATAAATCTTGATACAAGCAATCCTATAAGAATACCTGCTAGTAACCAAATTAATGGCATATGCTCCTCCTTTCTGAAAACATTTTCCGGAATTTTCCCACCGGGCAATTTTTCAAATATCAATATAGTACGATTTTCAGTAACCTACGTACTGGATTTAACCTAGAATAAAATAAAAAGAGAGAAAGAAATCTTGCCTAACTACGATTCTATTAGAATCTCCGCCGTTACTAGTCACCCTAAAATTGCGGTTAATATTTTTAATTTCACGGGTTCTTTCTCTCATAATAGTAGTTGTAAATTTTGCGTACTTACCCTCTTTCGATATCTAGTAGCCAGAAGAAACGTCTATACAATTCATAATATGTATCTTTACAGCATGGTACATTTAATCTAGCTTTGAGAATATCATACGAAATCCCTTCAGTAACACCTTTTAAAATATAGTCTCCAAGTTCTGGACTTGTCATTGTAGCAACTCGTTCAAGCATGTTCATACGGTCTGCATAATATGCTCTGGCTATTGCATACCTTGATGTCGGGTCATCAATATTATTGGTTATAACTCTCATCGCCAAATTCATAGTTTTTGTATTTGTGCCGTCTAATGCAGCATATGCTTTCTTCCATATAGGATATTGCAGGCAAAAATGTTTTAACTCGTAGTATCTATGTTTCTCTATCCAATATGGATTCTTTTCTGATAATTCAGCTCTTAATGTTGTTCCCATATAAATCTCCTTTGTGTTTATTACCGCCGGTGATTCTATTCTAGGTTAGAAATGCATAATAGTAAAAACAACCTCGGTGGAAACTAATACGAAAAAAAAGACAGTCTATGTTTTCACAGACTGCCCTTCGTTTTAACGCTTTACTAAAAATGCTGGTATTTCGATAGATGTTACTTGAGAGTTATTGTTTTTCTCTATAACTAAATTCATCTCTCTTAAAGCAAGATGTCGTAAAACTGTTTGACATTCTTCATAATTATTAAAATTTCCTTCTTTGAATTCTGCCATATATCGTTCTACATCCATCCAGTATAAGAATGTATCCTCTGCTATGTTATTTCCTTTTCTCTCCATGATATAAATCTCCTTTCATATAACTACATTTTTATATAAGTTCGTTCATAAGAGAGATTGTAAATTAAGCGTTCTCCATCTAGTCATAGTCATCTCGCAAGGATAATCCTCATAATCTATCATATCGCTTGTTATTTTACCTTCTATAACTCCTGTTATTATTCTCGCGTCGTATTGTTTATAAGGAAAAATATTATTTGGAAGATTTCTATGTATACAATTACAAACTGGACATTTGAATCTTTTTACAGTAATGATAGACGCTTTACGATTTTTCGTCCGTACCATTCTTGAAACTTTATCATAATATTTCAAATAACTACCGCAAGATTCGCATATATAATTCATCTTTTTTCACCTCACTGACAAGGTTTATTATACATAAAAATTAAAGATAATGTAGAAAAAGAGTACCTCCTGGTCTCTTCGCCATTTGGTACCCTTGTATTCATTCAAGACATTATATTTAGTAAATAATTAGTAAAATATAAATTTATTGTAAACGTAACATCTATGAAGTCTTATTTTATGGTGATTGTCGAATAATGATAGGCATTTTAATCGATGATTGCAATCATATCATTTTGTCTCCTCTTTAATGCCTAATTCATTTAATTTCTGTGTCAGTGCCAGTGTATAGTCATCTCTATCATCTATATTATATAGAGCAATGGCATCATCATATGATAAGCCATACTGACTGCTCAGGGTATCAGAAATAATGTTTTTAAGCTGCTCAAGCTGCAGCTCACATCCGTATTCCTTTGCATTGTCTGCATTTACAGCACATCGTCCTGCCGCACATACTAAGGAATCCGCTGCCATGGTTACATAGCCTGAATCGCTAAAGCTCTTATAGGCATCATACTTACCTGACACTGATGCAAGCACCGACAGCTTATTGTACAACTGCTTATCGTCACCCGAAAGCTTCAAGCCGCTCAGCCTGCTGTAGGCCTTTGTATACAGTTCTATTGAATCAGCTTTATTCTGTCCCAGATCAGCTATTGCCTGATTGTACGTATTCTGAGCATCAGTCACTTTGGAGTTGTTTCCGAGCAAAAAGGTGCATATGAGAACAAACACAACTATCGACATAACAAATACCCAGATTACTATAACAGGTCCCTTAGGAAGCTTAGGTCCCTTCTCCCATCCAATGCGTTCCTTCTTTTCCTTTGGAGCCTTTGGCTTTTTTTCTTTTTTAGGTTTTTTTGGCTTCTTTTCTTTTTTAGGCTTTTTGCCCTTCTTTGGCTTATCTGTGGCTTCGTTTAGCTCTCCGTCAGCATCCAGCGCTTCAAGTATCTGCTTATTCTCATCTGAGAGTGTCTTTGCGTCAGTTTCTGCACCTTCTGCTGTGCTCTGTATATCTGTGACATCATCTGACTGCGGCTCTTTTGTAAAAAATGATATTATTCTTTTTAAAAGGCTCTTTTTTTCAGTATCTTGTGCATCAACTGCTGCATCAGCCGTCTCGTGCACTTTCATCTGGCTGCTTGCATAATCATCTATATCAGCCCCTGTCTCACCGGTTTTTCCTTCAAGCAGATCACCGATATTATCCAGACCATCACTACCCAGTATGTCAAGTATATCCTTTGATGCATTTCCTGCCAAATCCGGCTCTCCTATTTCTTCAACCATCTGAGGTTCATTTGTTATTATACTCTCCGGAGTCTCCTCCTGTTTGGGATTCTCAGCCATTTCCGGCATGTTTGCATCCATCATCTCTATCCCAGAATCTGCCGGTGTAAAATTAAATACCGCATCGCTTAGATTATTGTCTGCTTTGTTTTCCTGTTTATCTCCCTGAGTCTCCTGTTCCTTCATCCTGCGGTCAAACTCAGTGAGCATATCATCAAGTGAAGCATCCTTGTCATCAGGAGCCGGAGTCTGTACATTAAGAGCCTGACCCTTGGCCTGCTCATTTTCCCTCTCAAGTTCCTTTTCAAAGTTCGACAGATACTCATCATATGTCTCATTTTCAAGCTCGTCCTCAAACTTTTTGAGGAATTCATCCTGATCAGCCCCAGACATCTTCGTATCTGTATCCTGCAGCTTATTCATTGAATCCAGCAAATTGTCCAGATAGTTTTCTGTCGATTTATCGCTCAT